ATCTGAAATATCAAGAGATGAACTTAAATTTACAAAATTTGTACAACGATTAAGAAAAAGATTTACTGAACTATTTAATGATATTTTGAGAACTCAACTAATATTAAAGAAAATTATTGCTGAAGATGATTGGTATGTAATTTCACAATCTATACAATATGATTATTTACAAGATGGTCATTTTGCAGAATTAAAAGATACAGAGTTATTAAGAAGCAGATTAGATTTAGCAATGAGTATGAGAGATTATGTTGGTAAATATTATTCTGTAGAGTATATTAGAAAACACATCTTAAAACAAAACGAAAAAGAAATTGATGAAATGGATACCCAAATTAAGAAAGAAATTGATGATGGTATTATATCATCACCATCTGAAACAGGAGATTATTAATGAGTGAACAAATAAAAAGTTTTATAAACAATGTTTATACAGATAAAAGTGCAGATGCAGGTGAAGATTTTAAAGACGCCCTAAGAGCAAAAGTCGGTGATGCTTTAGAAAAAAGAAGAAAAGAAATGTCACAGAATATGTTTAAAGCACAACAAGGTGAATTTGAGGAAGCACCTCATAACACACCTAAACCAGAAATAGCATCAACGGGTTCATTTGCACCTGATGGTTCTGTTATAAATAATAATGACGAAACAACAGTTGATATGGATTTAACAGATAATGCCGAAAGTAAGTAATATGATAAAAGAAACTAAACTCTTTGACACTAAAGTTTTTAACTTATTAAGTCCTAAAGAACAAGATTGTATAACTGATATATTTGAAAGATTAGATGCTAATAAAGATAATGACGCATTTTTTCTGACTAAATTTTATCAAGCAATAGAGGTTTCTTGTAATAAACATAATGTGGATAAATTTAAAGTCGAAAATTTTTTAGATAATAATGTCAACGAAATATTAGGAGTAAAAATATGAGTCATACAATGAAAGTAAAAGGAAGTGTTATAAACAATCCTGATGCAAATGTAATAGGTAATGCCCATTTTGTACATTGTGTTGCAACTGGTGGTACACAAACTGGAGTTGTGGCGAATTCTGCTGGTACAACAATAGGTCAGTTCTATTTACACGCCGCTGGAGATTCAATTATAATAGAAAAGTCACCAACTGATAAAATTACATTAGCAAATGGACACGCAAGTGCTTGTGCGCCTAGAAGTTAATGCAGTTATATCACAGGTATTTAAAACTACCTTTTAATTTTGAGAAACCTACTTTATATGATAGTATTGAATTAAAAGATTATTGTGAGTTTATTTATTTTAAAGATAAGGATTTAAAAACTGAACCTATATTAAATTTTATTGATAGTCTTGGACTTTATAGAATAAAAACAAATTCTGTTTATTCAGCACCAAATGATGGTATTAGAATTCATAGTGATACGTCAGATTTATCAGATAAAGTAAAATTAAGTTTCAGTTGGGGTTCGCCCGATAGCAAAACTATATGGTGGGAACCTAAAACTTATAAAAGAGTTAAAGTAGTAAAGTTTTATGAAAGTCATATGAATAGAACAGTAAAATGTAGCAAAATAAAAATGTTATCATTAAAAGAAAAAATGCGACTATTTTTTAAAAAGAAAAAAGCAGAAAATATTATCAAGTATGCTGTTGCAAAAGAAAGTGAATGTGATAAGGTGTTAGAAAGAACTATTGATAGACCTAGTTTATATAACGTAGGTAGATTACATTCAACTTGGAATCCTTCAAGCAAGGGTAGATGGACATTATCTTTTATATTAGGTAAGAAAAAAGATAAAAAACCATTAGAGTTTATTGAATCGTTAAATTATTTTAGAAATTATATAAGGAGTGAATATGAGTGAAAATGTTATTGAGTTTACAATACCTGACATTACTTTTAAAACAAGAGTGAAAGATGAAGAAGGAAACTTTGATTGGAAAGACGTAAATAGTAGAGAATTATTTAAAGGTAAAAAATCTTTAGTAGTTGCTTTACCAGGTGCTTTTACACCTACCTGTACATCAAAACAATTACCAGGTTATGAAGAAAAATACAATGAATTTAAAGAACAAGGTGTTGATGAAATATATTGTCTTTCTGTTAATGATGCTTTTGTAATGCACAATTGGGGAAAATCTTTAGGTATCAAAAACGTAAAAATGTTACCTGATGGTAATGCAGATATGACTAGACAAATGGGTATGTTAATCAAAAAAGAAAATTTAGGTTTTGGTAAAAGGTCGTGGAGATATGCAATGTTAATAGACAATATTACAATTAAAGTAATGTGGATTGAACAAAACATAGTAGATAATGCAGAAGATGACCCTTATGTAATAACAGAACCAGATAATGTATTAAATTGGTTAAAACAAAATAAAATTTAGGAGATAATATGGCAGACATTGTAACAGTTCAGGAGTTAGTAGATACTACAGGTATAAAATATGTTGCTAAACTTACTAATATATCTGATGGATCCGGTGAAGATTTAGTTGAAAAAATAACTTCAGCAAATGAAACATTTATGACCTCAGATGGTGCTAGAAAAATATCTAAAATAAACTGGTCTATTAATACCTTAAACCGAAATGGTGCTGTTGAGATTTTGTGGGAAGGAACTACGAATGCTACTGCATGTGTATTATCAGGTCAAGGTGTTTGGGATTTAAATACTTTAGGTAATGATATACTTAATAATGCAACATCACCGACAGGAGATGTCTTGTTAACAACTAAAAACTTCACTCAAGGAGATAGTTACACAATAGTTATTGAGTTTAGGTAATAACTTTTATAAATAGTAGCATTAGAGAGAGAAAACTATGAAACTAATATCAGAAGAAATAAAAGACGCCGAATATCTAATCGAAGATGCAGGTAACGGTAAGAAGAACTATAAGATAAAAGGTGTGTTCTTACAATCTGACATTAAGAATAGAAACGGTAGAGTTTATCCTAAACAAATAATGATGAAAGAAGTTACAAGATATACTAACGAATTCGTCAATAAGAATAGAGCATTTGGTGAGTTAGGACATCCTGATGGACCAACTGTAAATCTAGAAAGAGTTTCACATATGATTACCAACTTAAAACAAGATGGTTCTAATTATATTGGGGAAGCAAAAATAATGAATACACCTTATGGTAAGATTGTAAAAGGTCTTATAGATGAGGGCGCACAACTAGGTGTTTCTTCAAGAGGATTAGGTTCATTAGAACAAAGAAATGGTGCTAATTATGTGAAATCAGATTTTATGTTAGCAACCGCCGCCGATATTGTTGCAGACCCTTCCGCCCCAGATGCTTTCGTAGAAGGTATTATGGAAAATAGAGAATGGATTTGGAACAATGGAAGAATGGTAGAAAGAGATATTGATGCTTGGAAGAGAGAAATCAAAGACACATCAAGTAGAAAACTAGAAGAAAAAAAGTTACAAATTTTTAATAAATTCCTTAAAAATCTGTAGTATTATAAATAATTGTTAAAAAACGAAAGTTCTTTAAAGGAGATTAAATATGACTGAAGAAAAAACAGTAAAAGTCGTGGCAGAGGAGATTGAAAGAGAGTTGGACGAAAAAGCAAATCCTCAAGCAGATGCTCCAAAAAAGAATGCTGTGGCGCCAGAAACTTCAAACATTGCATCAATGTCGAAGTATGATGATTTAGGTGCTCCCGTAGTAAGACCTACAGACAGCAATCCGGACGCCACAAAAAAATCAACAAAAGTAAAAGACTCAAGTAATGCAAAAGCAAAAGACGGAGACCCTAACGAGTCACCTGACACTGAGAAAGGTGTAACTAAAGTAGGAACACCAGGACAGAAAGAAACAGTTAAAGCACAGAAAGACCATGAGAAGATAAGCAATGAAAAAGCAATGCTAGATGACACTTACGGTGAAGAGATAGAATTAGATGTTTCTGCTGATGTAGATGCTTTAGTAAAAGACGAAGGTCTATCAGAAGAATTCAAGAACAAAGCATCAACTATATTCGAGGCGGCGGTTAAAGCAAAAATAACCGAGCATAGAATTAGATTAAATGCTGAGTTCGACAAAAAATTAAACGAAGAAATAAAAATCGAACAAGAAAAACTTTCTGAAAAAGTAGACACATATTTAACATATGTTGTTGAAGAATGGATGAAAGAGAACTCTATTGCTATCGAAAGAGGTATTAAGGGTGAAATTGCAGAAGATTTTATTTCAGGTCTTAAAAAACTTTTCGAGGACCATTACATAGATGTTCCAGATGAAAAGTATAATGTGTTAGAAGACCAAGCATCAAGAATTGAAGAGTTATCTAAGAAACTTGATGAAGAGATTCAAAAGAATGTTGAATTTAAAAAAGTGACCAGTGACTATAAGAGAAGCGACATTGTAAATGAAGTTGCATCTGACCTTGCTGATTCACAAAAAGAAAAATTTAACAAACTTTCTGAAGAAATTGAGTATTCAAATGAAGAAGAATTTAAGTCAAAAATAAATACTATTAAAGAGTCTTATTTTGGTAAAAAAGAAACTTCATCTGATATTGATGATGTAGCGGTCGGCGATAATACTGCTGTAGATAGTGCAGAGTTGTCAAATTCTATGGCAAGATATACCGCCGCTATAAGTAAATTAAAAGACATTAAGTTGTCAAAATCAAATTAGGGAGAGATAATAATGTATTTATCTGAAACATACGAAAAGAAATGGCAACCAGTCTTAAATCATCCTGATTTACCTGAAATTAAGGATTCTTATAGACGTGCCGTTACTTCAGTCATTCTTGAAAATCAAGAAAAAGCAATAAACGAAGACAGGTCATTTTTAAACGAAGCAAGTCCGAGTGTTACACCTTCTAACGCAACAGGTTCTGGTGTAGATAACTGGGATCCAATTTTAATATCGTTAGTTAGAAGAGCAATGCCGAACTTAATTGCATATGATATTTGTGGTGTGCAACCTATGACTGGTCCAACTGGATTAATCTTTGCAATGAGGGCAAGATTTGACAGTCAGTCAGGAACAGAAGCACTATTTGATGAAGCAGACACAGACTTCTCAGGAAGAAATAAAGAAGGTTCATCAGTAGACGGGTTCTCAGCAACAGCACATGCAGGTACAAATCCAAAACTATTAAACGATAATCCTGCTGGTACTTACACAAAAGGTACTGGTATGACAACCGCCGCCGCAGAAGCATTAGGTGGAACAGCAGATAATACTTTTGCTGAAATGGCGTTTAGTATTGAAAAGTCCACTGTGACTGCTAGAAGTAGAGCATTGAAGGCAGAGTACACAATGGAACTTGCTCAAGACTTAAAAGCAATTCATGGATTAGATGCAGAAACAGAATTAGCAAACATTCTTTCTGCTGAAATTCTTGCTGAAATCAACAGAGAAGTTGTAAGAACTATTTACATCAATGCTGAAATTGGTGCATCACAGTCCGATAACACAGCAATCGGTTCTGTAACTGCAATCAATACAACTACCGCTGGTATCTTTGACTTAGATACAGACTCAAACGGTCGTTGGTCAGTTGAGAGATTTAAAGGTCTTATGTTCCAAGTTGAGAGAGAAGCAAACCAAATTGCTCAAAGAACAAGAAGAGGAAAAGGTAACATCTTAATCACAAGTTCAGATGTTGCTTCAGCACTTCAAATGGCAGGTGTTTTAGATTACACACCAGCACTTAATAACAACTTACAAGTAGATGACACAGGTAATACATTTGCTGGAATATTAAATGGTAGATATAAAGTTTATATTGACCCGTATTCTGCAAATTCCGCCGC